CCCTTCTTTTTCAAACCGACCCAGGACGGAATGGACCGTCCAAAGACCGAACTTGCCTACCGTGTCCCAGCCACCAAATATACCCGTCGTAAACTTACCGCCGCCCCCACCGCCGCCGACGAAACCTTGGAGGATCTCAAGGGACTTGACACCACTATCGACTGGAAGAACACCGGTGATAACTCCTACGATGGGGAGAAACTCAAACTCCTCGTACATGATGAATCGGGGAAATGGGAACGTCCGAACAACATCCTCAACAACTGGAGGGTTACGAAAACCACACTAAGATTAGGTAGTAGGATAGTCGGTAAATGCATGATGGGCTCAACATCAAATGCATTAGATAAAGGAGGTGATAATTTTAAAAAATTATACTATGACTCAGATGTCACTAAAAGAAACCGCAATGGACAGACTCGCTCAGGATTATATTCTTTGTTCATACCTATGGAATGGAACTACGAAGGATACATTGATTCTTATGGAATACCTGTATTTGAAAATCCAACAGAGGAAATTATTGGACCACATGGCGATAGAATTAGAGACGGAGTAGTTGATTATTGGAATAACGAAGTTGATGGATTAAAAGATGATCAAGATGCTTTAAATGAATTTTATAGACAGTTTCCAAGAACAGAGCAACATGCTTTTAGAGATGAAACAAAACAAAGTTTATTTAATTTAACAAAAATATACCAGCAAGTAGATTATAACGAAGAAGTTAAAATGTCTGGTCTTGTAACTCAAGGTAGTTTTCAGTGGCGTAACGGTATAAAAGATACATCAGTAGAGTTTATGCCTAATAAAAACGGTAGATTTAAAATAAGCTGGATACCTGATATTAATATGCAAAACAGGATAATAACTAAAAACGGTGTTAAGTTTCCTGGTAACGAACACGTTGGTGCTTTTGGCTGTGATAGTTATGATATATCAGGTACAGTAGATAGATTAGGATCTAATGGAGCTTTACACGGTGTTACTAAGTTTAGCATGGAAAACGCTCCTCCTAACAGAGTGTTTTTAGAATACGTAGCAAGACCACAAACTGCTGAAATATTTTTTGAAGATGTGTTAATGGCTTGTGTATTTTATGGTATGCCAATACTTGCTGAAAATAATAAACCTAGACTTTTATACTATTTAAAACGTAGAGGTTATAGAGGATATTCAATGAATAGACCTGATAAGGTTTGGAATAAATTATCAGTTACAGAAAAAGAAATAGGTGGTATACCAAACTCAAGTGAAGATATTAAGCAAGCACACGCTGCTGCTATAGAAAGTTATATTGAAAATTATGTAGGACAACTAGGTGATAGTTATGGTGATATGTATTTTCAAAGAACATTAGAAGACTGGGCTAAGTTTGATATAAATAATAGAACTAAATTTGACGCGTCAATAAGTTCTGGATTAGCTTTAATGGCTTGTAATAAAAACCTTTATAAACCAATACAAGAAAGAAAAATAAAATCAATTAATCTTGGTATTAAAAGATATGATAACCAAGGAGTGAGATCTCAAATAATTTAAAGATGATTAAAAAAGGTATTAAAACCTCTTTTCCTAGCCAAGCTGTTAGTGATGAAGAAAAGATGAGCGCTGAATATGGCGCTAAAGTTGGTTCGGCTATTGAGCATGAGTGGTTTAGTAATAACGAAAACTCAAATAGATATTCAACTTTTAAAGAATCTTTTCACGCACTAAGACTATATGCAAGAGGCGAGCAGTCAATTAAAAAATACAAAGATGAATTATCTATTAACGGTGATTTATCATACCTTAATTTAGACTGGAAGCCAGTACCTATTATACCAAAGTTTGTAGATATAGTTGTAAACGGTATGGCTGATAGATCTTACGATATAAAAGCTTACTCGCAAGATCCAGCTGCTATAAAAGAAAGAACTGATTATGTTCAAAATATAGTATCTGATATGCAAGCTAAAGGTTTTAATGATCAAGTTGCACAGCAGTTTGGTATAGATATGTATAAAACTGATCAATCAAAGTTGCCACAATCAAACGAAGAACTACAACTTCATATGCAGCTTGATTACAAACAAAGTATTGAAATAGCTGAAGAAGAAGCTATTAACAGTGTTCTTGATGCTAATAAATACGAGTATTTATCTAAAAGAGTAAATCAAGATTTAGTTACTTTAGGTATAGGTGCTGTTAAAAATTCATTTAATAAATCAGAAGGTATTAAAGTAGAATATGTAGATCCAGCTGATTTAGTTTATTCTTATACTGATTCACCTTATTTTGATGATATATATTACGTTGGTGAAGTTAAAGATGTTTATGCTAATGAACTTAAAAAACAGTTTCCTGAATTAACTGACGAAGAAGTAGAGCAATACAGAACAAGTTCTGCTTCATATGGTAAGAACACGGTTGTAAATAAAAAAGGAGATGATAACAACTCTATAAGTGTTTTGTATTTTGAATATAAAACTTATATGAGTGAAGTTTATAAAGTAAAAAATACTTCAACAGGTGGTCAAAGAGCTATTAAAAAAGATAGTGGTTTTAATCCACCTAAAAATGAAGACTTTCAAAAAGTTGAAAGAGTTATAGAAGTTATATATGAAGGAGCTAAAATATTAGGTAGCGGTTCAGATAAGCTTTTAAAATGGGAGTTAAAGAAAAATATGATTAGACCTAAAGCAGACACTACAAAAGCTGTTATGAGTTATAGTATGTGTGCTCCACGTATGTATGAAGGTCGTATTGAAAGCTTAGTAAGTCGTATAACTGGTTTTGCAGATATGATACAGCTTACACATTTAAAGCTTCAACAAGTAATGTCTAAGATGGTGCCAGATGGTGTTTATTTAGATGCTGATGCTTTGGCTGAAATAGATTTAGGTAATGGTACTAATTATAATCCGCAAGAAGCATTAAATATGTATTTCCAAACTGGTTCTGTTATTGGTAGATCAATGACTCAGGATGGTGATATGAATAGAGGTATAAGACCTGTTAGTGAAATAAACTCAAGTACTAAAGGTGGTAAAATACAAAGTTTAATACAAACTTATAATTACTACTTACAAATGATGAGAGATGTAACAGGATTAAACGAAGCTAGAGATGGAAGTATGCCTGATAGAGACGCTTTAGTTGGTATACAAAAAATGGCTGCAGCTAATAGTAACACTGCTACAAGACATATATTACAAAGTAGTTTATATATAACGCTTTCTACTGCAGAGTGTATAGCAATGAGAATATCTGATGTAATAGAGTATTCGCCAACAAAAGAAGCTTTTATAAAATCATTAGGTAAATTTAATGTTGGTACACTAGAAGAAATGGCTAACTTACATTTACACGATTTTGGTATATTCTTAGAACTAGCTCCTGATGAAGAAGAAAAAGCTAGATTAGAAAACAATATACAAATGGCTTTACAGCAAAATAGTATAAACTTAGAAGATGCTATTGATATACGTGAAGTTAGAAATATAAAACTAGCTAATCAGTTACTAAAAATAAGAAGAAAAGCTAAGCAAGCATTAGATCAGCAAGTAGCTCAACAAAACATACAAGCACAAGCTGAGGCTAACGCAGCCGCTTCTGAAAGAGCTACAGCAGCTGAAATGCAAAAACAACAAGCGTTAGATCAAAGCAAAGCACAGATAGAACAGGTTAAAGCTCAACTTGAAATGCAGAAGCTTGAAAGAGAAGCTCAGCTTAAAAAAGAATTAATGCAGATAGAGTTTGAAATGAATATGAAGCTTAAACAAGCTGAGACTGATATTTTAAAACAAAGAGAAAAACAAAAAGAAGATCGTAAAGACGAAAGAACTAAGATACAAGCAACTCAACAAAGTGAGATGATTGATCAAAGGAAACAAAACACAGGACCTAAAAATTTTGAATCAGCTGGATTTGATAATTTAGGAGGTTTTGGACTAGAGCAATTTGAGCCTAGATAATTAACAATTATATAATATTATATTATGAAAAACACTGAAAAACAAGAAGAAGTTATTCAAGAGGTAAAAACAGATGAAACACCTGTAACCACTTCTAATGAAGAACAAAAACAAGAGGCACCAAAGGTTCAAGCTAAAATCGTTGAGCAAGAAGGTGGTAATTTTAAGATTAAATTAAAAAAGAAAAATGAGCCCGTTCAAGAGCAAAGCACAGATGAAGTATCTGTTCGCGACGAATCCGAAGCTAGCAAAGAAGTTTCTAAAGAAAACAAGCAAGAAGAAGTTAAAGAAGTTGCCGAAGAAACTAAAGAACAAGAAGAAATAGTTCTTGAAGAGGTAAAAGAAGAAGATGTACAACAAGATGTTGTAGAAGAAAAAATTGAAGAACCTGTAACACAAACACAACCTGAACCGCAAGTGGTTGTACCAGAAAATTTAAAAGATTTAGTTAAGTTTATGGAAGACACAGGTGGAACTCTAGAAGATTACACTAGATTAAATGCGGATTATTCTAATATAGACGATAATGCTTTATTACTAGAATATTATAAAACGACTAAACCTCACTTAAACATGGAAGAAATAAACTTCTTAATTGAAGATAACTTCCAGTTTGATGAGGACATTGATGAGCCAAGAGATATTAAAAAGAAAAAATTGGCTTTCAAAGAAGAAATTGTAAAAGCTCGAAAGCATCTTACTGGCCTGAAGGATCAGTATTACAAAGAAGTCAAGTTGGGTTCTAAGTTGACCAGCGAGCAGAAAGAGGCAGTAGAATTTTACAATAAATACAAACAAGAACAAACCACTAATAGTGAGATCCAAAAACAACAGCTAGAACGTTTCCAAAAATCTACTGACTCTGTATTCAATAATAATTTCAAAGGTTTTGACTTTAACGTTGGAGAAAAAACTTATAGATACAATATTAAAGACGTTCAAGGTGTTAAAGATTATCAAAGCGATATATCTAATTTCGTAAGAGAGTTTCTTGACGATAAGAATATGATGCAAGATGCAAAAGGATATCACAAGGCTTTGTATGCTGGTAAAAACATTGATAAAATTGTTAGACATTTTTATGATCAAGGTAAAGCAGATGCTATAAGGGAGAGTGCTGTAAGCGCTAAAAACATTGATATGTCTCCAAGAACTGCTGCGCCTGTTGTTGATACTGGTGGTAGGAAGTTTAGAGTATTAAGTGGTGATAATAGTTCTAGTTTGAAATTTAAAATTAGGAAATAAATAACAACTTAAAATTTAACAAAAATGGGATTTAATACGTCTTTAGGACTAGCTGGTGACTATTCTTTAACAGGATCGCCATCACAAGTCGTGAGCGCAAACAACTATTTAGACTTAGCTAATACAGCTAACCAAGGTTGGGCGCAACAATACCTACCTGAGTTGTACGAACAAGAAATCGAAAGATACGGAAATCGTACAATTAACGGATTTTTGGCTATGGTAGGGGCAGAAATGCCTATGGCCTCTGATCAAGTAGTGTGGTCTGAACAAAACAGATTACATATTGCTTATAAAAACAAAACTGGAAATCAAACAGCTGTGGCTGATGTAAGCGCAAACACAATAACACTAGGTAGTGACTATACTAACTCTGTAAGAGTAGGTGCTACTGTAATTGTTACTGATTCTGCAACAGGACTTAACACTATCGTGTGTAGAGTTTCTGCATCATCTGGTCAAGTTATTACAGCACAACCGTATAAGACAGCTGATATGTCAGGTAGTCTTTCTGATGGTGGTGTAAATGTATTTGTTTTTGGTTCTGAGTTTGCTAAAGGTTCTGCTTCTATGGTAGGAGAACTTAAGCCAAGCTTTACTAAATTTGACAACAGACCAATGATTATTAAAGATCACTTTAAAATTTCTGGTTCTGATACAGCTCAAATTGGTTGGGTTGAAACAATTGATGAGTCTGGACAAACAGGTTATTCTTGGTATATGAAATCTGCTAGTGAAACTAGATTAAGATTTGAAGATTACGTTGAGATGACTATGATCGAAGCTGTAAAAGGTGTTCCTGGTTCTTCTGTTGCTGATACTGCAATGGGTATTGCTGGTGAAAACTTTGGTAGTGAAGGTTTATTTGAAGCTATCGAAACAAGAGGTAATGTATTTGAAGATTTAGCTTCTTTAGCTGATTTTGATTTAGTACTTAAAAATCTTGATAAGCAAGGTGCAATCGAAGAAAACATGTTATATGTAAATAGAGATTTAGCTCTTACATTTGATGACATGATGGCTGGATTAAACTCTAACTATCAAGGTGGTGCTTCTTTCGGAGTATTTGAAAATTCTGCTGACATGGCGTTAAACTTAGGTTTCTCAGGTCTTAGAAGAGGTTCTTATGACTTCTATAAGTCTGACTGGAGATACTTAAACGATGCTACTGGTAGAGGTGGTTTTGGAGATGTTTCTGGTGTTTTAATTCCTGCTGGTGTTTCATCTGTATATGATGAAGGATTAGGAAGAAATATTAAAAGACCTTTCTTACACGTAAGATATAGAGCTTCTCAAACTGATGACAGAAGAATGAAGTCTTGGGTAACTGGATCTGTTGGTGGTGCATCATATATCGGAGACGATTATATGGAAGTACACTATTTATCTGAAAGATGTTTAGTTGTACAAGCTGCTAACAACTTTATTCTATTAAAAGAATCATAGTAGATAACTGAATTATTAATTTTTAAAACAAATAAAAATGGAAAAACTTTTAATTTTTATTGATGCAGCTGATGACGCTGCATGTTATCCACTAGCTTCTTTTGTAGGAATGACTGTTGCTGCTGACGCAACGATTAAAATGAGGTTCTTACCAAGTTTTAATCCAGTTGGAGCTGCAGACGGAGATGTGGATCTTGTTACAGTTACATGTAATGCAGATACTGAGTTGAAAGTGTTTAAAAGCATAGCTAACGCTATTGCTGGTGGTTTCCACGGTAAACACTCTGCAAACGGTTATGTAGTTGTTGCTGATGATGTAAATAGCGAATATGTTGACGCTAATATTACTGGTATCGCAATTACACTTGGATCGTAACAATTGATTATATTAAACCAAAGGCGTCTTTAATGGCGCCTTTAGGTTTATTTTTAAACTATTTAATTATATTATATTATGGCAAAAAAGAAAAAAGAAGTATTGGTTGAAGAACCAGTACAAGTAAAAGATACATCTCCAAAATGGGAGATGAAAGATAGACAATACTACTTAAGAAAAGATGGTAGACCTTTGACTTATGTTTTACAATCAAAGTCAACTAGAAAAAAACCATTATTATGGTGGGACGAAGATAAAGGTATTAACAGAGAAATGAGATACTCTAGTAATCAAAAATCTATATTTGTTGATGAACAAGACTCTAATGTAATGTTAGATCATGTAATATTTGAAGAAGGTGTTTTATTTGTTCCAAAACAAAACCAACCTTTACAGAAATTACTTTCTTTATATCACCCTAAAAAAGGTGTTGTTTATAGTGAATTAGATGAAGTAGCAGAGGCTAAAGAAGATTTAGTTGATATTGAAACTGAAATGAAAGCTTTAAACACAGCTACTAGTATTGAAATAGATCAAGCAGAAGCAATATTAAGAGTTGAGTTAGGCTCTTCTGTTGATAAAATGAGTTCTGCTGAAATAAAAAGAGATTTGTATTTATTCGCAAGAGCAAACCCAGTTTTATTTTTAGATCTTGTAAATGATGAAAATGTTGTACTTAGAAACTTAGCTATTAAAGCTACTGAAACTAGTATAATAAAATTATCACAAGATCAAAGAAATTTTTCTTGGGGCTCTAACGATAGAAAGTTAATGGAAGTACCTTTTGATGAAAACCCATATTCTGCATTTGCAGCTTGGCTTAAAACTGATGAAGGTGTTGAAGTTTACAAATCAATACAAAAAAGGTTAGGTTAAAAACAAATAGTCACGGCCCTTTAATTAGGGCCTGTGATTATAATAAAATATAAAATGGCAATATCAGTAGATAAAGTATATAGAAAAGTATTAGCAATACTAAATAAAGAATCAAGAGGTTTTTTAACACCAGACGAGTTTAATAGAATAGGTTCGCAAGTGCAGCTTGATCTACTTGATAAAACTTTTCATGATTACAACAGGGCTGTAGCTAGAGAAACTATGGGCCGTGGTGCTCAAGGATATGGTGATATACCTAAAAAAATACAGGATCGTATAGATCCATTTTACACAACTAGCGCTATTGCTTTAACTAGTGGTGTTGGTGCTTTACCAACTGTTACTGTAGATAATTACACAAGATCAAACGTGTATAATGTAGTTAGAGTAACAACACAAGACAATAGCTCTTTAAATACAACAGAGGTTGATAGAGTAGAAAAATCTAAACTAAGTTACTTGTTATCTTCGCCAGTAACAGCTCCATCAACAACATTTCCAATATATTATATAACAGGTGAAAATATTAATGTAAATCCTACTTCATTATCAAGTGTAAGTATAGATTACATATCAGTGCCTAGTGATCCAGTCTGGAACTCCGAAGCTGACGCTAACGGTGCTTTAACTTATACAGCTACTGGTTCAATAGATTTTACTTTACACTCTTCTAGTGAGGTAGATTTAGTATTAGGTATATTAAGATACACAGGAGTAATTATAAAAGACCCAAGCGTTATACAAGCTATAGGTCAAGAAACAGCAACAAAAGTACAACAAGAAAACGCTTAGTAAATGGGACTATTAAACAATAAAACAAACGAAACATATTACACTGGTAGTCAGTCTTTTTATATTAGTGGTACTATACCTTACACGTATACATTAACTGCAATACAAACAGAGCATGGTAGTAAAATAACTGCTGATGATATTAGAGTTTACGTAGAGTCTAACAACACTAGCTATACTGATAGAGAAATATTTGATTGGACTGTTGCTGACGGTGTGTTAACTGTATTAACATCTGGAGCAGCTGGTGGTGATGGTGATGCGGCTTTTGATGATTTAAATGAACTTAACACTGAAGGTGTACTAAGAGTTGAATTAAGAGATCATGTTTTAGGTGGTTACAGACACACGTCGTTGTCAGATATAGTTGCTAACTTTATGATAGGTTATGTAGGTGATGGTAAATTAATAAACAACACTAGTAAAACAGATGTTGTTTTTCATGCTAGAAGAGGGTTACAAGAATTTAGTTATGATATATTAAAAACTGTTAAATCACAAGAAATAGAATTAGGACCATCATTATCAATAGCTATGCCACAAGACTATGTTAGTTATGTTAAGCTTTGTTATATTGATAGCTCAGGTATAAAAAAAATAATATACCCAACTAGATTAACTATAAATCCAACTGAAGCACCGGTTCAAGACGGTGATTATAACTATATATACGATAACAACGGTAATATAATCAGCGGAACACCATATACTGAAACACAGTGGCAAGGTTTTGATACAGATAATTTAACAGGTAATTTAAGCACTGAAGATGATTATTATATAAGTAGAGATAATCATTTAGGTACTGATTTTGGTAGAAGATATGGTATTGAGCCAGAGCATCAACAAATAAATGGTTATTTTACTATAAACGAAAGAACTGGTAGTTTTAATTTTAGCAGTGATTTATCTGGTAAAATAATAGTAGTAGAATATGTTTCTGATAGTCTAGGTACTGATGCTGAGATGAAAGTTCATAAGTTTGCAGAAGAAGCGTTATATAAGCATATAGCTTTTAATATATTGTCTACACGAAGAAACGTACCTGAATATATAGTTCAAAGATTTAGAAAAGAAAGAAGAGCAGCGATGCGTAATGCTAAGCTTAGATTATCTAAGATTAACTTAGCTGAAATATCACAAGTATTAAGAGGACAAAGTAAACGAATTAAAAATTAATATATGCCTAAAATTCAAAACAGCTTTTTAAAAGGTAAAATGAATAAAGACCTTGACGAAAGGCTTGTGCCAAAAGGTGAATATCGTGAAGCACAAAATATATTAATTACGCAATCAGAGGGTTCTGATGTAGGTGCTATTGAAAACATACAAGGTAATGCTTTAGCTGTGCCTATGCCTACTATTGTAGGAACTATGGAAACTATAGGTTACTTTGCTGATAATTTAAATAAAAAAGCTTTTTGGTTTATTACTGATTTTGCAGGTAATAACAACGATATAAGAACAATGTCTAGAGCTCAGTCTACTAATACTTGTCAAATATTAATGGCTGATTTAAACAACACGTCTGAAGAAGCTAAAATAATAGTGCAAGGTCATTTTTTAAATTTTAGTAAAAATCATTTAATAACAGGCGTTAATTTAATAGATGATTTACTATTTTTTACAGATAATTATAATCAACCTAGAAAAATAAATGTAACAAAAGCTATTGCTGATAATACATATTACACTAGAGAAGAGCAAATATCTGTAGCAAAAGTCTCTCCTTTTTTAGCACCAATATTAAAGAATAACGATGGAGATGGAGATGGTGTTACTTTGACAGGTAATGATATTGGTATAACTTCTGATTATTTAAAAGATAAATTTGTTAGGTTTTCATATAGATATAAATATGAAGATGGCGAGTATACTGTTATAGCGCCTTTTACACAAATTATATTTAAACCATTAAATGATGGTCAAATACAAAATGTTTTAACTTCTGATAGAGAAAAAACAGACACACAAGATGTTTATTCTAAAACTATTGTAGATATTATGAAAAACCACTACAATAAAGCAGAAATAAGAATACCTTTACCTGGTGATAATTATCAAACAAACCCTAACGCTAATTGGGATAATTATTTAAACATCTCTAAAATAGAAATATTAATAAAAGAATCAGATCAAGATGTTGTAAAAGTTGTAAAAGAAATAGATGTTAATGATAATCAGTCTTTTATAGATTTAGTAGAAACAATGCCTACTATTGATGAAAATGATCCTCAAAACAATAATGATATAAACTATTATAGACATGTTTATAAGTTTACATATAAATCAGAAAAACCGTATAAAATATTAGAGGACAAACAAATAACTAGAGTTTTTGATCAAGTACCGTTAAGAGCCAAATCACAAGAAATATCTGGTAATAGAATTATATATGGTAATTTTACTGAAAACTACGATTTACCTATAGACGATAATGGTAAAACAGGCGTAAATTATGTAATTAAGAATATTACAAAGGGAGATTATGATTCTTTAACTGTTGCACAAGTAAATAAAAACGTTTATAAGTATCACTCTGTTAAACAAAGAAGAGATTATCAAGTTGGAATTGTGTTGTCTGATATATTTGGGAGACAATCCACTGTTTTATTATCTAAAAACGACACTGACACAATAACATCAACTGCTGAAACCAATGATCTTTCACAGAAGTTTAATAACGAGTATAGTTGGTCTGATGTTAGAGAAGCTTTTGGTAGATCTTTACAAATACAGTTTGACGATAGTAGTATAGTTGATAATTTATACAACGGTGATATAAACAGTGATGATTATAATCCACACGGCTGGTACAGTTATAAAATAGTTGTAAAGCAACAACAACAAGAGTATTACAATATATACACTAACCACCCAGCTGATAATTGGAACAACGACTCTAATACTCATGATGATATTTTAGGTTTTTCATGGATTAGCTTATATGGAAACAATATAAATAAAGTGCCTAGAGATGTAAGCGAGGCTGATGAGATAAGAGAAGGTGTAGCTGGTTCAGATGTAAAGCTTTTTCCAAAAGTAGTAAAAAAATCAATTCCAGTAACTATGCCTGACGGAACTGTTACAGATTTTTTTAGCCCTTTAAACAATATGTCAATGCAAGGTCCTGATCAAGACACGTTTGATGTTATGACTGTTGGTACTGCTAGAGAACAAGGTATATTAACTAAAGGTGATAGAGACAAAGATAGGGTTCATGACTTTGTAATGGCTAAACGAAATCCTTTGTTAGCTCAAGTAAAGTCTTTAGGTCAAAATAACAGAGTTAAATATAGTTTAGACTTTATTGTTAACAATAATAATGATGAAGAAAAAGATGAGTTCCAAATTGGTAATGGTAATGATATAAATCCATTTATTAGAGTTGGACAACAAGTTACTCAAAAAGTATTTAATGTAAATAGTAAAAAAGCAATAGCGTTAAGTAATATTGGTAAAAAAGTTATAAATGTAAGAGTTGATAACGACGAGCAAGAACACTTTGATTCTAGAACTATTATATTAGACGGTGATGAAATAGACGATGCTAAAGGTGGTTCCGCAATGATGCAAGTGGGTCAAATAATAGAATTTAGAACTGGTGGTTCTACAGGATTAAATTTAAGTTTATTACCATTTAACGATTCTGCTGATAACACTTTAAAGGTAGGTTCTGCAACCGCAGCTTTTTTACAAATTGCTTGGAACAATTCTCAAACCGATGATGATTCAAGTGGTGTTTTTAATATAACTCACACTGATATACCTTCTGGAACTACTATTACAAATGTTGTAACATCGGGCGCAGAGACAACCATAACGATGAGTGCTGCTAGTACAGCCGCTATAACATCTTATGTTATTGTAACAGGTGGTGCAGGTGGCAACAACTTGTTTATGGATGAAAATAATGTTGATGAGAGTTTTATTAAAACTACAGCTGTAGTTGAACAACATGGAGACGAGTATGTTATTAGAAGACCTATATTACAAAAAGTAGAACTAAACGAAGACAGTACAAGAACTATATTACATTTTGACAGAAGAGTTTTTCCAGACAACATAGATACTTCTTCAAATAAAAATCAATGTTTAGCTTTATTCGACCCATTAACAATAAAACAAGTTGAAACAGAAAATGATGGTTCATTAGTATATCAAAAAATAAAAATGTCTCATGAACATGAGTTTAATGCTGGTGACGAAATAGTTATACAAAATTTAGAAGAACAACCAGTGGCTGTTACAACCGGTCTAACTGTTTTAGAAACAGATCCTGTTGAATCTAAGTTAGATATTTATTATGAATCATCAACTAGTGGTTTGATAAGAGACTTACATAAAGACATAAGTAAAAACAATAGATCTTTAGAAATAAGCTATTATAATACGTTTATACTTTCTGGTGGTGGTAATATACAACCTGTATTACAGAACGGTACTATTACAGATAAGGTTGGTCAATGGCATGTTGAAGAGTCTAGAATAAAAGGTGAATTTAATGGTAAATCTGTAGATTTTGGTGTTAAAGCTTATTTAGTAGATCCTAATCACTCACAAAGAGTTAGAAGCAATGCTTTGATACACTCTGGTATATTTAATGCTAAAACAGATATCAACGAAACAAATCAGTTTTCAATAGGTGAAAATATAACTAAAGCTGTTGATATACAAAATGGTAGTATACAAAAATTATATGCAGAAGATACTAATTTAATTATATTTCAAGAAAATAAAGTTAGTAGAGCATTAATAGATAAAGATATTATATTCACACAAGAGGGTCAACCGCTTACAACAGCTTCCAAATTAGTTATAGGTCAGGTTGGCGCTTTTGCTGGTGAATACGGTATAAGTAAAAATCCTGAAAGCTTTGCAGTTTGTGCAGGTAGAAAATATTTTTCTGATAAAAATAGAGGTGTTATATTGAGATTATCACAAGATGGTTTAACACCTATATCAGATGCTAGTATGCGTAGTTTTTTTAGAGATAACTTACAAAATGCAAACAGAGTATACGGTATGTATGATGAACAAAAAAATAAATATGTTATTTCGTTACAAAATACTCATGGCGTAGCTTCTACTTATAATCCAGAATATGGTGACACTGCTGATAGTACAACTATAACTAAAGATGATTACGCTACGTTATCTTTTGACGAAGGGTCTAAAGGTTGGGTTTCATTTTACACTTACAAGCCAACATTTGGATTTAGTATAGATAATAAATTCTACACATATAATTTACAAAACTTATATGAGCATTATAGAGATGATGTACAAAGATGTATGTTTTATAAATCTGTTTATACAGATCCAGCAAATGTAGAGTTTGTTTTTAATGACCAACCAACTACAGTTAAAAACTTTCATACTATAGATTACGAAGGAACTAGCGGTTGGAAAATGGCATCATCTGAAACTGATATGCATGTAGCATATCCAATATTAAGTAGTGATACTAATGTGTCATCAATTTCAATACCTATAAATTTTGTTAATAAAGAAAACAAATATTACGGGCATGTAAGAAACAATACAACAACCACATCGTTAAATCAAATAATAGGTGTTGATTTATCAGGTGTAAAAGGATATTTTAACAAAGTAAAAATGCAGTACTGGAAACCTAATGAAGCTGTAGCTTCTTCTGTAAATAAAGGAGAATTATACGCTGTAGGAAGCGAAACTGTTTATTCATCACAATAATTATGAAAGAAAGATTATATTTATTTTTAGGTTTGTTCTTTGTAACAATACCAGCTTTTGCAGAACCAGCAACAACAGCAATGCTTATTAGCGCTGGTGTTAGTGCTTTGTCTAGTATATTTGGCGGTATTGGCGCTGGTAGTGCTAAAAGAAGAGCTGAAAGGAGAGAAAGAGCAGCCGCTGCTAATCGTATGGCTCTAGAAGCTAATAGAGCAGATATACCTAATTTTGGTTCTGATTTTGAAAATCCAGCTGCAAATTTACAAGTTGCGACACAAGGTAGTTTAATGGCTGCTGAACAAGCTGACATATCGTTAGCTAGTACTTTAGACACATTGAGAGCTACAGGAGCAAGCGCTGGTGGCGCTACTGCGTTAGCTAGAGCTGCTGCTCAAAGTAAAAGAGGTGTTTCAGCTCAAATAGAACAGCAAGAGGCTAGAAACGCACAGTTAAGAGCACAAGGTGAAACACAAGCTGCACAAATGAGACAAAGAGCTCAAACGCTTCAGTTTCAAGCGACTACTGCTAGAGAAAATCAAGCTTTAAATAGAGCTGCTAGTTTAGAAAGTTCATACAGCCAACAAACGGCTGCGTATGGAGCACAGCAATCACAGATGTTAGGTCAAGCTGTGGGTGCTTTAGGTACCTTTGCATCATTTGGTGGTTTTGGAGCAGAAGGTCCTTTTGCTAAAACACCTACAAGTAATGATAATGTATCTAAAGGTAAAATACAAGGTAGTGCAACTGTGAAAACACCTTCTGAAAAACTTATAGAAAATAGATTTAAACCTGATCCTAATATAGATATGTCTCCAACTCCAATTACCCCATACACAGCTCCTAATTTTGGAAATGTAGGTATTTCACAGGTTCCAGGTCTAAACAATCTTTCTCAGTTTGCGATTCCGGGCTTAACAGCTGAACAACTTAGAGCTTTATCAATAAATTTATAAATCATGGCAAGAACAACGAGAGGAAATCCATTTACTAGCGCCAACTTAGGTAGCGGCGCTAAAACAACTACAGGTGGAACATATGAAAATCCTAGATTAGGTATACAAGACTATAATGCTTTCGGTAGAGGTGTAGGATCTACTTTTAGAATGCCAGAGGTAGAAGAATCAGAAGAAGAATTACAAGGTTTTAGTACAGCTTTTGAGCTCAATAAAAATGATTTTTTAAAAAATAATGATCCTAATTCTCCCGACTTTGGTAAAACTTACTCTATAGAAGTAAATCCAATGATTAATCAAACATGGGCAAATACAGAACTAGTCGCTTTACAAAAACAATATGAAAAAGCTGATACAAGAGGAAAAGCTGCAATACAAAATTATATAAATGGATATAAACAAGCTATTGGCGCTGAAGGTTCTAGTTTTCAAAAATATTTACAATACGTTAGTGACCCAGATGTTTATGATGTAAATGTAAGTAATAAGTTTTTACCAGGAGCTGATGGTAAAAATACTAGCTTAACAATAGATCAGTTTGCTAAAATTAATTCAGAAAACCCTAATTCTGTAAAAATATCTTCAAGACCTGGTCAAGGTAGATTACAAGGTACTACTCAATATGGTTTCGAAGTTAATGGACAATTTGTAAACGCTAGTGCAATGACAGATCAATGGCTTAGTGATAACTTTAATGTTAAATCTAATTTAAGTCTTGATACTCAAAGAGCAATAGGTAAAGACGGTGCTACACCGGGTTATACTACTGTTAAAGCAGAATATGGAACAGCTGGAACTAGTATTAGTGTTGATCTACCAGGTGGAGCACAAGTTCAAACTACTAAAAACGCTTCTAAATACATAATGGGAGATTGGTACAATAAAACAGATGAATTTGCTAATAATTTTGCTATGAGTAGATATGGTGGTGAAAATGACGCTATATACGAATCAGCTTGGTCACAATTAACTAGTAAGTATAAAAACGGTTCATTTACACCTAGTAAAGAAATGTTAAAACAATTAAATGTTGAAAACGCTTCTGATATAGCTAATTTAAAATTAAATGATAGGCAGAAATTAATATTACTACAAGACGAAGCGGCTGAAGAGTTTAAAATTTTAAACGGTAATATCGGTTATATAAGAGGCGGAGATGGTAGGGCTTTATCAAGAAATGTTGTACAATATCAAAATGATATAGTTATAAAAGATGGTCCTGATAAAGAAAATTCTATGGCTGGTAACAGCTTATATACTTCTTTTATATCTCTTGTAGACACTCAAGCTTTTGAAGGGGCTACTGGTGATATATTTACTAAATCAACAGTAGATCCAGGTAGATTTGCAAATTTAATGACTAAATCTAGCAAAAGTGGTGACTTCTACTTTACAAAAGAAGAATTATTAAGCAATAAAAACCAATTAAGAGACAGATGGGTTGAAAGTACAAACGAAGGTGTTACAAAAAAATCTGAAATGGTAACAGCTGATGATTTTGATGCTGTAGTTTCAGGAACAGTTGGTGGAAAAGATAATGTTATTTTTAGAGTACCTTCGGGTGGTGGTAAATTTGAGCCTGTGGCTGGTTTTGATGGCACTATGTTAGGTGCAATGGGCGCTTATGCTAGAGATTCATTTGGCAGCACAGTTGACCAAAAAAGAGCTATAAACTACGCGCAAAGTTTGTTTTTATCAGGTGGAGATATAAGCACGGTTCAAGATCCTTTTCAACCAACAGGCTTTATGAATCCAGCTAAAATACCAGGTGTAGGTATTGATTACGGTGTTCAATCAACTGGTAGTCCAGTACAAGTAGTAAATACAACATACAAATCAAACTAGTATGAATGAATTATATTCTATTGATGGAGAAATTTTTGAAGTTTCACCTGATAATAAAGAAAAATTCCTAAATGATTTTCCAAGTGCACAAATTTTTCAAGAAAAAAGCGGTGTAGAGGTTGACATGACAGAGCCAGATCAAACTATTATGAATCAAGTTTTTGATGTTGATAAAAAAATAGTTGATGATAGAACAAAAGAAAATCAAGCTGCAGCTGAACTAATAAGATCTATAAACCCTGCTTTTGATTATAATAATACAACTCGGCGTGCACCAACTTATGAAAATAGAGATCGTGTAGCTTTTGGTAAATATACTAAAGAAGAATATGAAGAAAGAATTGTACCTTATTTAAATAAACCCTCTGTTATACGACCAATGACCGAAACAGATGTTTATGCTGGTAGTTTATCAATAGTTGAACTAGATCAACTAGCAGAAAAAGAAGAAAGACAAAGAAGAATAGATACTGGTGAAGAACAATTATCATCTAGCGAGAGTGTGTTAAATAGTTTAGGCAACGCTTTAAATCAATTAGAAACTGTAGATGATAGAGCTAAATATTTATGGTATTTTCTTGGCACTTTTGATTTTGATACAGAAGCTGGTAGAAAAAGAGTAGAAGAAAATAGAAAAAAACTTTTACAAATAGAAGGTCAATTAAGAAAAACAGATTTAAAAACAAAACCAACAATAGGTTTTACTGATTTAGGTGAAAGAGAAGGTTTTAATCAAAAAATTTTAGGTGGAGTTGCTGCTGTTACAAATGCTGTTACAGCTTTTGGTACATCCGCTGTTATATCATCAACTACTGGAGGTGTTGGTTTAGCTTCTGAAATGGTTTCTTCTTCTGTTAGAGACTACAATAATAATAAAGCTGAAGAAAAAGGTATTCAAATAGGTCAACTTATAGAGGAAGGTGATGCTGAAGTTTTTATACCAGCTACTCTAGGTACTTTTGCTTATGCTCTTGAAAAAAAAGGAATATCTAAAGCACAGCAACTTATAAACGCTAAAACAACTGGTGCTCAAAATTTTTTATATTCAATGATAAATTCTGGTAGAACAGAAGGTTTGACAGAATATGGTCAGTTTGCAGTAGAAACATTTAATAATTTATTAGGTAAAAGAGCTGGTACACAGAAAGAAAGACAGGCAAGTATAGCTGAAATATCAAAAGAAGTTATTGACAAAATGATGTCAAAAGAAGGACTTGAAACTTTTTTACAAGGTTTTGCAGGTGGTAAAGGAGTTTTTGTAGGTGGAAAAGCTTTTGATGCAGCATTTGAATCAAGACCACCTGAAGTAAACGAACAAATACAACAAGATATACAACAAATATCTAATCTTGAAGATATAAAACATAAAAGATCTTTGACTGATTATGATGCTGAAACTATAAATAGAATACAAGAAGGTTTAAGAGCAAGAGTTTCTAACGAGGTACAAAAAGGAAACAATACTTACAGCGCTATGACTGAGCAAGATATATCTAGTATTGAAAAAAGTGTAAATAATATACAAGATTTAGGTAAACAAGTTGTAGGTATAGTTAATTCTAAAGCATTTACAGAGCAAGAAAAAGAAACTTTTACAAAACCTATAAGAAGAAAAATAAATAAAGCTAGAAACGATATAAATAAGATTAGATCACAAGCTGAGCAAAGATATAAAGAAGGTTTAGTTGCAGAAAATGTTAAAACAATAAGACCTACCGCTGAAAAACTAGGTGTTGAAATACAAGAGTTTACTACAACACAGGAATTTACAGAAGCTACAGGTCAAGATGCTAGTGTTGATGGTTTTATACAAGGTGATAAAATATTTATAAATAATCAAAGAGCAGCTGAAGTAGGCGCTATATCTGTAGGTTCACATGAACTTCTACATAGAGTTGTTAATAATAAATTATCAGACGCTGACACTAGAGTTAAACTTGCTACTGGTTTAATAGGTATATTAAGAGATGAAGGTAATTTAGATGTTGTTCAAAAACGTATAGATGATAACTATAGATATAATGAAGACGGTAGTCAAAAAGAACTAGAAGAGTATGCTGAAGAATATTTTACTGTTTTTTCTGATGCAATAGTAAAAGGTGATATAAAATACAATGATAGTTTAGGCGCAAGAATATTAGAAACTATAAACTCTTTTATAAATCAATTCACGCCTTTTAAGCAAGCAAAATTTGAAACTGGTAAACAAGCATATAATTTTATAAAAGATTATTCTAAAAATATACAGCAAGGTAGAGTTACAGAACAAGCGGTAGATTTAGCTGGACAACAAACAGCTGAAGTTAAAAAATCTGTAACTCAAGCTGATAGAACAGCTTTAGGTAATCAAATAAAATCATTAGTACCACAAGGCACTACTAAACAAGAATATGATAGTCAAGTTATTGGTAATGTATACAATGACTTAGTAGTTGGTGATAGATTAAACGGTGTAATTAGAGGTCAATTAAACAAGTTTGGTGTTACTGGTGATAATGTATTTGGTAAACCTATAAATAACTTTGTAGAAGACGTTAAACAACAATTATTTGAAAGAAGTTTAACAAGGTTTAATCCTGAAACAAACAATGACTTAGGTGGTTTTGTTGTTAGTGAATTACAACAGTTTAGAATAGGTGACGTAGTTAATAGATATAAAAGAGAACAAGCTGGTAGTTTAGACGTACAAGCTGGTGAAACTGGTTCTATAAAAACACCTGTAGCTGATGAGGCTGATTTAGATGTTGAAACCGCAGAAGCTCCAAGATCAGAGTTAAAGCAAGGTTTAAGGGTTAATGGTGAACAATTTGTTGATCAAAAACTAGAAGATGAAATAGAAGCTAATACTATTGAAATAGTTGAAGGTGTAACACCTGAAATTAATGATAAAGATTTTAAAACGTTTGTTAAAGACGCTGCACAACAAAAATCATTTAAATCTATTAAAAACAAATTAAAAAACCTTGATAAGTTTTTAGAAGATAATATTAATGTTTTATTTGGTAGTAAAAATTTACCTATAGCTACACTTGTAGCAATGGAACGTAGAACACCCGCTGCTAATAGAATATTTACAGGTGAACCTACTAGATTAACTACACAAGCTCAAATAGACAAAGCTATTGATGAAGGTGATTTTTATGTAGAAAACGAAAAGCAAGGGCCATCAAAATATCCTAGAAAAAAACCTACTATAGAAGAAGTTAAAAACTTTTTCTTTAATGTAGGCGCTAGTACTAAAGGGACTAGAAAAGATGGTTTAGTAAACGCTATATCATTTAGTTTATTTAGAGATATAGTTCCAGGCGTTATGAATAGAGCTGATATAGTTCAAGAAGACATAGCTAAAGTATCTGCTAAATTAGTTGTAGATCCTACTATAAAGTTTAGTTTAACAAGTGATTTAAAAAATATTGCATCAGCAAAAGATATTAATCAAGCTGTTAAAATAGCTGGTGTTAAAGGTCAAGTAACTATTACTAACGCTAACAGAGAAGCTAGACAAAAACAAATGTTAGAGTCAATACAGCAAGGTGAAATACCTAGTTTTGTTTTTGAAGCTGCTAGACTTGGTAATTTTGGTAGAAAAAAAGTAAATGGTGTTTATATTGATGAACCAGCTAGAGGTTCTTTATATTATGGTGTTAAAGACCCTTCGTATCAAGCCGCTTTAGCTTTAGCTAAATTAAATGACGTTAAGTATGTCAATATACCTAAAGCAAAAAGAGTTAATGTTAAAAATGCTTTTACTGAAAAAGGCATACAACAATCAAAAGATAATATGTCTGTGTTGAAAAATATGGTAAACATATTAACAAACGCTGTTCATGAAAAAGGCATGCCGATTGAAGACGCTGCTCTTATGATAGCTTCTAGTTATCAAGCTACTACTGGTATTATAAAAATAGCTGCTAAGTTTAAATATAAATCTAAAACTTTTGAATACGCTAAAACTGGTAAACCAAGTCAAAAAACTGGAGAAAAATTTAGAGAAGAACATAATCCACCAGCTTCTACTATTGGTGGCAGTTTAATATATGGTATAGCTAAAAATAAAACGTCAACTATAATGAAAGCTGTTGAAGATAATTTTCATCAAACTCAACTTTCTAAAAAAGATGACAATAAAATAGATATTAACAAGCTTGATAAAGTTATGCCAGAAGGAACTAGCGTGTTAGATAACCCTGCTATTCGTTTAATAAAAGCTGGAATAAATCTTAATAGTGTCTTTGATCCTATTACAAATAAAACCATAAGTAATGAGCTTTTTAATGCTGATAATTTACCAATAAAAGTTCAAGAAGAATTATTACAAGATTTTATTGATGGAAAACAAACTTTAAAACAAATAAAAGATTACGGTAAAGCGATGGATCCTGTTGGTGTTGAAATCAACAAGTCGTTTGAAAAAAATTTAAAAAGTAAATATAGTAAGTCTACAAATAACGATGGTTTGTTAAATGATTTAAATAATCATGATAAAGCTTTGCGTAACGCTAGAGATTTAAACGCTACTAAAAAAGGTATAAGTATATTTGATTTTGACGATACACTAGCTACTAGTAAAAGTAAAGTTATAGTTGAAATGCCTGATGGTAGTACTACTGAGCTTACACCTGCTGAATTTGCTAAACAACATGGTAAATTAGAAGAGCAAGGCGCTAGTTTTGATTTTAGTCAATTTAACGAAGTTATTGACGGTAAGCCTGGTCCATTAGTTGCTAAGCTTAAAAAAGCTATTGACAAGTTTGGTAATAAAGATGTATTTGTTTTAACAGCTAGACCACAAGCATCTGCGCAAGCTATATACGACTTTTTAAAAGGTATTGGCTTAGAAGTACCATTACAAAATATAACTGGTTTAGAAGA